ATGATCTACGAATGCCCGCTCAATTGATGTTCGCATCTTTTCGTATCATGATGGATATAGGCAAACACTGTGGATATTCCGACCGTGACTTAAAAATCATGGAAGGAACGGCTACAGATATTTGTTATCCATTGATGGCTTACAATGGAGATTTGATTCAATTATTAGGATCTAATCCCTCAGGACAGCCATTAACGGTCTATATCAATGATACCGGAAATTCTTTGTTGCTTCGCTGCGCATACTTCTCAATTTATAAGGATCGAAAGACCTTACCAAAATTTAGAGATGTATGTGCTTTGATTACATATGGAGATGACGCAAAAGGTTCCGTTAAGGAAGGTTATGATGAATACAATCATATTTCCGTTGCAAAGTTCTTAGAACAGCACGATATGAAATTTACCATGCCGGACAAGGAATCCGAGCCGACACCCTATATGACGGATGTGGAAGCAGATTTTCTGAAACGGAAAAACGTCTATTGTGAAGACACAGGGTTGATTATGGGAGCGCTCGATGAAGAATCTATCTTCAAGAGTCTCCATGCAACACTTAAGTCAAAAGCACTCACTAAAGAGCAACAATCAATGCAGAACATTGATGGAGCTCTTCGAGAGTGGTTTGCACATGGACGTGATGTTTATGAAGCTCGACGCGAACAAATGCAGCAGGTTGCCCGGCTAGCAGATATCGCTCACGGTTGCACTGTCATTCATGAAACATATGATGACAGATTAGCGGTTTGGAAAAAACGCTATGCTCCGGAAGAAACAAAATAAACAAATAAACAAAATAACAGTCTTGGGAAGACTATTTTTAAAAGCATCCCTCTAGGCGTAACCCACCACGTCTATCTCAAATAACCAAAAGGAGGCTCTTTGTATTGGATGACCGTGTTTGTCCAACTAGTTAGTCATAGGACATGCATAGGCTTGCAGAGAGAGGCACTTTCCCCGTAAAGTACCCCTATTTAGGGGAGTAATCGCCATACAAAAGATTAACAAACGCATTGTAGAATAAGTCTTCTACTTTAGCGTCCATTTTGACTTACTAGTATGAATAATAATTACGATAGATTTAATGTATCTATAAACGAGGAAAGCTTGGAATCCCAGCACCAGAACGTTCACTTTAGTGATCAGACACCTCAATGGGATTACACTGTGGATAGTATGCCCGACTCCACTTTTAACATTGCAGATTCAGACGACGCAGATCTCGGGAATTTCTTTTCCCGTCCTGTAAAAGTCCGTTCCTTCAATTGGGGCACAGGAACTAACATATACGAGGATTTCAACCCTTGGAAGGATTTCTTTGAGAATCCCAGAGTGTTGAACAGATTAACGAACTTCAATCTTTTACGTTGTAAATTGAAAGTGAGAATCGTATTGAATGGTAATGGATTTCATTATGGGCGAGCAATCGCTTCATATATTCCACTACACAACTTTGACGCGTTCACAGTTGATCGTGCATTCTTTACCCAAGACATTGTAGGCGCCAGTCAGCGTCCGCATGTATATTTAGATCCAACCACCAGTCAAGGTGGCACCTTAACTCTTCCATTCTTTTGGTATGCGAATGCTCTTAGCATTCCCAATCAAGAGTGGAGAGATATGGGTGAGATCGTTATCCATGGTATGCAAAACTTAAAGCATGCAAATGGAGCTACTGACCAAGTTACCGTTTCCGTCTTTGTTTGGGCTGAAGACGTGTCACTATCCATTCCTACAGCAAATAAGCCAGGAGCTCTAGTGCCGCAAATGGGAGAAGTGTACACACCACAATCCAACGACGAATATGGTACAGGTCCAGTATCGCGACCAGCAGGCATTGTAGCCAGAGCCGCAGGGGCTCTGTCCAATGTCCCAGTGATAGGTGCTTACGCACGCGCCACTGAAATGGCAGCGAACGCTGTATCGAGTATTGCTACTCTGTTTGGTTATTCAAGACCAATAGAGCTTGCACCGATAGTACCGTATAAGCCAACATTATTAGGAAATATGGCTAATACTAACGTTCCCGACACATCCCAAAAGTTAACTCTGGATGTAAAACAAGAGCTTACCGTAGATCCACGTGTGATGGGTCTAGGTTCAACTGATGAGATGACAATCAAGTCAATAGCTCAAAGAGAATCTTTCTTAACACAGTTTGGATGGGCAGTTTCCGATTCGTCAGAGACATTACTATGGAACTCTGAAGTTTCACCCGTCCTATGGAACGTGTTAGCAGGGGTTGACGACGAGGTACACATGCCCGCATGTTGTTTTGCAACTCTTCCGTTTAAGAGATGGAGAGGTTCAATGAAGTTTCGTTTTCAAATCGTTGCATCGTCTTTTCACAAAGGACGTCTTAAGATTACTTACGATCCTTCATACCCTCTTACGAACGAATATAATACGAATTATACGTATATTATCGATCTTGCAAAAGAACGCGACTTTACTGTCTGCGTTGGCTGGGGACATGAAAGAAGCCTTGTTGGACATCGCAGTCCAACTACAGGCCCTCCGCCGTATGGCATTTTTCCTCTTGGATCTGATCCAGGAGATAATGCAAATGGCATCATATCCGTGTACGTGGTCAATGACTTAACTGTACCCAACTCCATTGTAAATAATGATGTTGAAGTTAATGTCTTTGTATCCGCTGGTGATGACTTCGAAGTCTTCGATCCAGATTCACGGAATATGCAAAATTTGACCTGGTTCAAACCTTTACAGAGTTTCGACGCTCAAATGGCTGAAATGAGCCAACCTGACGCAGATCTCACCAAAAGTGAAGACGAACCGATGAAATTGGAACCCTCTCAGACGATGGCTCCGGTTTTATCCGACCAGGACCACACCGCATGTGTGTATTATGCTGATCCAGTGACATCTTTCCGACAATGTTTGAAAAGATATAACTACCATACAGCAATAGTACCCATTAACGAGCTCAATACCCCGACTATGTTAACTTGCCATAATAGCAATTTTCCATATTATCGAGGTTACGCTCCAGGTGCAGTACACAAAACAGTGGACCCTGCCCCAAATACACCTTACAATTATTGTAAGATGACATTGTTAAATTACGTCACTCCGGCTTACGCCGCGAGGAGAGGTGGTTTACGATGGAAGTATTTTAGGACAGGTGGTGACCGCTCTGCAACGCCAGGTACATCTCCAATGATGGTTACCCGTGATGCGAGCCCCACGTTAGGCTATGTACAAAACGAATCTGTTCTCCTCACACAAGGAACAGGGAATCAGTCTGCTCGAGTGAGACAGAATGAGATTCTAATTCCTCATACGTGGAATGGTGCTGTCGTTACCAGCACCGAACAAAATCCAGTGATAGAAGCTGAATTGCCGTTTTATGCAAACTACCGATTCTCACCTGCCAAGCAGGCTGATTGGACGAGTGCAACGGGCAATTTTAGACAATATCACTGGTTGTCAACAGTATTGGCAGAACCAACAAATGGAGCAGCAGCGATCCATAGTTACGTTTCTGTCGGAGAAGATTTCAATTTAGGATTCTTCACTGGGGCACCTGTTGCGTACATAGTGCAACAGAATTCGGAGCCACCAGCTATCTAGCTGAGTGGCCACCGGGGACAGACACCCCGTTACATAAAATGTGGAGTTAAACGATTCTCCAGCTGTAATAACAAAATCCACATGTCGGTGGCTGACATGGGGGACAATTTGTCCCTGAGCTATGCCGTATTAATTTTGATGATGAAAATTTTTACCTGGCCTAGCCGGGGTTTTTTCGTAGTCACAACTTTATTAGCGTAGCTCAGTAGCGTATTAAAACACGCTGCCTTCGAGAGTGGTAATTTGCAACCACGCTCGACGCAGAG